CAACAGTTACCAAAAGTACAATACACCGACTTCAACGGAAATTACATTAATCTGACCAATCTGTTGGTGAGAGTTAATGTTATTCCTGATTTGTTAAAAAATCCTCTTTTATATTACTCTTATGATGTAAAAGACACGGACACACCAGAAATTGTCGCAGACAAGTATTATGGTAATCCTGATGATTTTTGGTTGGTAATGTTTTCAAACCAATTTCTAGATCCGCAATGGGATTGGCCATTGTCGTATTACAACTTTGTACTGTACATTAACGATAAGTACGGTTCAATTGCAAACGCACAATCACAGACTGTACAGTACACAATGACGACCACCACAACAGATCAGTTATATGGTTCATCCAGTTCTGTAACAACGGTCATCGATGCGGCGGCCTTTGCAAACACTATTACGGGTACAACATCAGCAACATTACCTTCAGGTGATGTTGTTTCGATAACAATTTCTACACAACCTGTTACAGCATATGACTATGAATTTCAATTAAACGAATCAAAGAGATCAATTAATTTAATTAACGCACAATATGCACCGTCGGTAAAAGCCCAACTACAATCATTATTGAGTCAGTAAAATGGCAACACAACAATCAAGTGATGGCATTTACGCCTCGTTACAATATAGAATAATTTCCTTAGATTTATATCTCAATAATCAAAATTACAAACCAGTATCTTTGATACCTTATTATATGGAAGTTGGTATTTTTGAAAATATGTTTGAGTCGTCAATATCAGGTTATGTGTATGTTCTTGATACATTAGGAACTATTGAAAATTTGAACTTATCTGGATTTAACTATCTCAAAATTATATTCACAAAGTACGGTGAAAATGATACTGACAAAATAATAAAAACTTTTAGGGTCTACAAGATTGGAGAAAGAACTTCTGCGACGAATCATAGAGAAGGTTATAGTCTATATTTTTGTTCTGAAGAACACATGATTTCAGAACAAATCAAGATAGTAAAGTCTTACCCAAATACTCCCATATCCGATGTTATCAAGTCAATACTGACAACAGATGGGTTAAAAGTCGATTCTTCAAAATTGGGAACAATAGAACAAACGACAGGACAATATTCTTTTATAGTGCCAAACATCAAACCATTTGAAGCCATAAACTGGTTATCAAATTATGCTAGACCGATGAAATATCCTGGTGCTGATATGGTTTTTTATGAGTCTCTGAAATCTGGATTCAATTTTAGATCAATACAATCAATATACAATGATAACATATATAATTCATACGGATATAGTCCACAAAATTTAACGCCGTTAACATTTGAAAACAAATTGAATTCTATATTGGCTTACAAGTACATCCAGATTAGCGATGTGATGCAAGGAATTTCAGATGGAATGTATGCGAATAAATTGATAAGTATAGATCCTTTATTGAGATCTTCAAATACTTCGGTATTCAATTACAACAAATATTTTTCTTCTTCGGATAACCTAAACGGAAATCCTGTTGCAATAGAAATGAACAATCGATTGGGAAAAAGTGTATCGCAAAGTTCTGATGCTGTGGTTAAAGTTCTGGTCGGAAATTCAATGGAGAGATCGTTCCCAGCAATACAAAGTGATTTACCTTCTTTGAATAGTACAGCACCGAACATTTCGGTCGAGACTTTTGTTCCTTATAGAACAGCACAAATACCTCTCGCACATTCAGTTAGGGTTCAATTCACAATCCCAGGAGATGTTGGTTTTTCTGTTGGTAGTATAATTTATCTGAATTTACCTTCTTTCAGGTATAGTGACGATAAGACTCCCAGTACTGACCAATACTTCACGGGAAAATACATGGTTTCGGCAGTAAAGCACCAGTTCAGTAGTAAAGGTGAATATTATTGCATTGCTGAAGGCATTACTGATTCTGTTTCTAAATCTTATATTGCACCTTCAACCAATCCTAATATAATAAACAAGTAATATGTACGAAAATAACTTTCTCGGAAAATCTGGATTCACTTGGTGGGTCGGCAAAATAGAAAACAACGTAGACCCCATTGGATTAGGTCGTTGTCAAGTTAGAATATTTGGATTTCATGGTGATCCAAATGATCCTGTGGCCTTACAAAATATACCAATATCTGACCTGCCTTGGGCATTACCAATATACCCTCTAAATAATGCACACACATTTGGTGCTGGAAATATAGGAGACTGGGTGTGTGGATTTTTTATGGACGGAGATTCCGCACAGATGCCTGTAATGTGGGGAATTATTCCAGGGTTCTATAACCCCCCTGCACCAACCGTGGCAACATAAGAGACTGATATGACCGCCAATACACAAACATTTGTAAACACAGCCAATACTGTAACATTTCGAGCGGGATTTGGAGTTTCTTTAACTTACAAGAAACCCACAATATCAGGATTTGCAAATTTATTCAGTAAAGAAGTTCAGACAACACCTCAGACTTCTAGAGGATATATGCCTGGTTCCGCAATTGATGTTATGAACAATAATTTAGTACACGATTGTGATTTGAAGTTTCTCGCAAATTTTGGTATTAGTTTGGGAGACCTGACAGCAATTATAGGATCAATTGGCAACGCAATTAAAAATGCAAAAAATGCGGCAGCTGCCAAAATAAGATCATTATTCGGTACTATAATTGATGCTATACATCTGGCACTAGACGCAATATCAACAGCTCTTTCATTTGATTTTACCGGACAATTTTCTTTAACTGTAGGACTCACCAAAAAACTATTAGCTAAAATAAAATATTACGTAGATAAAATAGCTCAAGCAATTGAAGATGTTTTAACTTGGGTTTATTTTGCACAAGACATTATTGCTCTACTCAAATGGATAGAATCTTTACCGGAACAAATTAAACAAATGTTCCTCGGTTGTTTAAATCAGTTTAAAAATAGTTTAAATCAAATTCAAACACAGATAAAATCAATCCCAGGAACCGCTACGTCAGTAGTAACCGGAATTACCAATTCAATAACATCTCAAGTTTCCAGTACAATATCAAGTTTAAATGGAAGTTTACAAGGAGTGACCAGTACTTCTTCCGACTTTTCAAATTTATTGGCAAATCCTCAATCTTCAACAGCAAATGCGACTTTAATCATACAAACAGCCAACGAGCAAGCAACATCAAGTCTTAAACCTACAACCGCCACAAATATGGCAAACACTTCGGGACCATAATATATCATGTCATCAGATCCAAATAAACCAGATTTTATATCAGCGTGGTATGAACCGCCTTCGGCGGCTAATACTCATTATCCGCCGGTTTATCCTCACAACCATGTGACACAAACCCCAGGTGGTCACATGATTGAATTGGACGATACACCCGGACAAAAAAGAATCAGAATACAACACGGTGGTCCAGATCCTATAACACAGGATTCTTCTGCATATAAAGAAGGAGCAACAGGAAGTTTTGTTGAGTGGCATCCGAACGGAGATACCGTCTATAAAGTTGTTGGAGACGGATATGAAATAATACTTCAAGACAAAAATATGCAGGTGTCAGGAAAATTAAATATTACAGTTGTTGGTGATGCCAACTTTTGGGTGCAAGGAGATAGAATTGAAAGAGTCGATGGAAATTATGAACTTGAAGTAAAAGGAAATTTTTCAACTGTTGTTCACGGATTAACCAATCATTTGTCATTAGGAGATATGAAAATTGCCGCTGGTGGTGCCGCTACAGGTACTATAGAGTTAAAAGCCGCGAGTCACGTACAGGTTGCAGGCGATCTTAACGTCCAAAGAGGCGTTAATTCGGATACCGTTTTTGCAAATCGAGTTGATGCTCTGGTTGGTATGAGTGCTGGTATTGCAGGATTTGTGTCGTTAACCGGCGGTCTCGCTATAGGATTGCCTATAGCGGTACCTTTATCAATAAATTGTTCGGGACCTATAGATTCTTTAGTTTTAGTATCGGCGCCAGCAGGAATATTTGGAGCAATGCAAGCTACTATAATGTCTGATGTTGTTAACTCAAATATTTATAATTTACACACTCACGTAGCATTAGGTTCACCAACTACTCCACCGGCACCACCATTTGTGGCACTATAAGGTAATATTATGAGCGTTTTTAACAGATTAAATTATACATTTAACGATCCCGCAAACTCTGCGATACAAACATTTTCAAGTAACGTTTCAAACAGAATGTCTATGATGCCGCCTTTATTGAAAAATTGGCAAATACAGGATATGGGAAGTTCAAATGTCAATAATTATTTTCAAAATCCTGTAGCCAATGTTGTTCAATTAATATGGAACACAGCCAATTCGTATATCACTTATAATTCACAAAATGTGCAAAACACAAATCCTACAATTAATGCAGCAATATCAAGTGCAATTGCTAACTCTGTATTAATTGCAACAACGTATGCAAACACTTATATTTACATTACGAATCGTCAATCAAATGTTACGCCACAAGGAAACGATACTATAAACGTACACTATACTACAGCAATAAGTGCGGGTAAAGTATTGACCTATTTACTGAATCAGACAGACGGCATACAAAATAATGCGCCAATGTTAGGTAATTTTACTAGCATTATGATTGGAAATACTCTAAACAGTCTATACTCTACATTTGCAAATTTAACTTCAACATTTGCGAATACAATCAATACATCTTCAAACCCCGCATCTTCGAATATTAGTTTGGATAACGCGAAAGCATTACAGAACGTCACTTCTAGCTTGGCCTATACTCTACACACTTTTCCAAATAATGATAATGCGTTTTTTGCAAATTCACAAGCAATTATTGCTGATTATAACTCATTAAAACAAATTAGTAATCCAGGTCAAACAGAAACTTATTTGATGAACAATTTTATCGGTACACCTAAATTGAATTCTAGGTTAAATCAACCATGATTTCAAAAATTTCAAAATTTTTCGTTTCGGCCCCGAAATTATCCGGACGGTATCCAAGAGTTTCAAAAAGCGTTTTACTCCAGACATAAATAAAAGATGGCAACAAATACACTAACAAACATATATTCAGATCTTGACTTAACCTTTGCACCTCAGCCGGTAACGGGTGATGTGTCATTGGTTCTAGACTCTCGGGCTGTAATTAGTTCTGTTAGAAATCTTTTGCTCACAAATTTTTATGAAAGACTATGGCAACCAGGTC